TTAAAACTTACTATGGTTATAGTAATGAAAAAGCACAGCAAGCGTTGAAGATTCTATCTCCTGAACAAATAAATTACATTAAGAAAAAACTTGATTTTGGTGGTAAAAAATGAGCAACGCTGTTGAGCCTCAGGTGCATTGGACACCTGAACTTATGGTCGAAGTCAGTCTTAATGAACCTGATGATTTTCTGAAAGTTCGTGAGACCCTTACTCGCATTGGAGTCGCATCCAGAAAGGAGAAAAAACTGTATCAATCCTGTCACATTCTTCATAAACAGGGTAGGTATTACATCGTTCACTTTAAAGAACTGTTTGCACTTGATGGCAAACATGCAAACCTAACAGTGAATGACTTTCAAAGACGCAATCGCATTGCAAGACTCTTAGTGGATTGGGGTCTGGTAAGTGTGGTTTCTGAAGATTCGATCATGGATATTGCTCCACTGAATCAGATTAAGGTTCTTTCTTATAAGGACAAAGGCGATTGGATTCTGGAACAGAAATATAATATCGGAAAGAAAGGTAAGAAGGAAGAGTAAACCGAATAAAAAAGTAGGGAGTTCAACACTCCCTTTTTTATGCCTTGTGATATAATTATTAGTGGATGCCGAAAGGGTCCACACAACACAAACTCGCTTTTAAAGGAGCTACCATAATGACTAACCTTACAAGGTATACTGCTGCGGATCTTCCTGCTCTGATGGATAAGATTACTCGCAATAGTATTGGATTGGACGAATACTTTGATCGTCTGTTTCACCTTCATGAAACTACTTCTAACTATCCTCCTTATAATCTTGTTAATGTGAGTAATGTAGAATCACGTTTGGAACTTGCACTCGCAGGATTTAAAAAGAAGGAGGTTTATGTCTACACGCAAGATGGCAAACTCTTTGTCGAAGGTCAAAAAGAAGATAAGGAAACGGAAACTAAGTACCTTCACAAAGGTCTGGCTCAACGGTCATTTACACGAGCCTGGACACTCTCTGATGACACGGAAGTTAGATCAGTTGATTTTGAGGATGGGCTTTTGAGTATTACTCTTGGTAAGATCGTTCCTGAACATCACAAGCGTAAGGATTGGTTCTAAATACTATTGAATATCGTCGGCGCTATGCCACGGGGGGAACTGGCCAAATCCAGTGGACACCCCCCTTTTTTAATGGTAGAATGACGAGAGGAGGATTTTAACTATGACCGCTAGTGTTTTAATTTTTGAAAACGGACTTACTTTGCTTGCTCAGTTGGAAGAAGTTGGTGGTGACATTGGTGAACCAGATTGTATGATTGTAAAACCATTTCTGATTAATGCAGATGGAACTTTATCTCCATGGCTTGTAGATGCAACATCTCAAGATACATTCAAGGTTCACTCTGATAAGATCTTGACGATCTGTGAACCAAAACCTACACTACTTGAAAAATACCAAGACCTGATTAAGTAATGCGTTTCTACACCAATGTGCAAATGATCGGGAATCAGTTCCTGGTTCGTGGATATGATAATGGTGAGCACGTAATGTTCAAGGAGGAATACACTCCTACTTTGTTTGTTCCATCAAAGAAAAAAACAAAATATAAAACCTTAGAAGGTGACTATGTAGAAGCGATTCAACCTGGTTTTGTAAAAGACTGCCGTGAGTTCTACTCAAAATACGGTGAAGTTGATGGATTCAAAATCTATGGCAATGAGAGATATGTTTGTCAGTATATTTCTGACAAGTATCCAGAAGATGAGATTAAGTTTGATATTGGTAAAATCAAACTCTACACTATTGATATTGAGACAACTTCTGAAAATGGATTCCCAGATATCAATAATCCCATCGAAGAACTTCTTCTGATCTCTATTCAGGACTATTCTTCAAAGAAAATCATAACGTGGGGGATAGGTCCTTTTGCCAACAAACAATCAAATGTAAAGTATATTCAATGTGTCGATGAGAAGGATCTTCTTACTCGATTCATTGATTGGTGGATGATGCCCGATAATAATCCAGAAGTGATTACTGGGTGGAACATTCAACTCTTCGATATTCCATATCTTTGTAAAAGATTGAATCGAGTTCTTGGTGAAAAACTCATGAAGAGATTTTCACCTTGGGGTCTTGTGTCTGAAAAAGAAGTTTACATTGCAGGACGTAAACACATCTGCATGGATGTTGGAGGAATCACTCAACTGGATTATCTTGATTTGTATAAGAAGTTTACTTATACCAATCAGGAATCATATCGTCTTGATTACATTGCTCAAGTTGAACTTGGTCAACAGAAACTTGATCACTCTGAGTTTGAAACCTTCAAAGATTTCTACACGAACGGGTGGCAAAAGTTTGTAGAGTACAACATTATTGACGTGGAACTTGTTGACCGTTTGGAAGACAAGATGAAACTGATTGAACTTGCTCTTACGATGGCATATGACGCAAAGGTAAACTACAGCGATGTATTTTATCAGGTGCGTATGTGGGACAATATTATCTACAACTATCTCAAGAAACGTGATATTGTAGTCCCACCTAAATCTCCATCTAGCAAAGATGATAAGTATGCTGGTGCTTATGTGAAAGAACCGATTCCTGGTCGTTATGACTGGGTGGTGAGTTTTGACCTTAACAGTCTATATCCTCACTTAATCATGCAATACAATATTTCACCAGAAACTTTGCAAGATGAGAAGCACCCTAGCGTAACAGTTGATAAGATCTTAAACAAAGATCTGACATTTGAGATGTATAAGGATTATGCCGTTTGTGCAAACGGTGCCATGTATCGAAAGGATGTTCGTGGATTTCTTCCTGAGCTCATGGAAAAGATGTACGGTGATCGTGTGATCTTTAAGAAACGAATGCTTAAAGCAAAACAAGAGTATGAAAAGACAAAGAATCCAGATCTTGTCAAAGAGATTGCACGGTGCAATAACATCCAAATGGCTAAGAAGATTTCTCTTAACTCTGCTTATGGTGCCATCGGTAATCAGTATTTTCGATATTACAAACTTGCAAACGCAGAGGCGATTACACTCTCTGGTCAAGTCTCTATCCGTTGGATTGAAGACAAGATGAATACCTATCTCAATAATATTCTAAAGACTGAAAATGTTGATTATGTTATTGCTTCGGATACTGATTCTATTTACCTTAATCTGGGTCCTCTTGTTGATCGTATATACGAAGGAAGAGAGAAAACTACTGAAAGCATTGTCTCGTTCCTTGATAAGATCTGTAAGATGGAATTTGAGAAGTATATTGAGAGTTCTTACCAAGAACTGGCGGAATATGTGAATGCATACGACCAAAAGATGCAGATGAAGCGAGAGAACATTGCTGACCGTGGAATCTGGACTGCTAAGAAGCGTTATATCCTCAACGTATGGAACAGTGAAGGTGTTCAATATGAAGAATCAAAACTGAAGATTATGGGAATCGAAGCAGTTAAATCTTCGACACCTGCACCTTGTCGTAAGATGATTAAGGATGCTCTGAAGTTGATGATGAGCGGCAGTGAGGATGATGTGATTAACTTCATTGAAAAAAGTCGCACAAACTTCAAGAAGATGTCTCCTCAGGAAATATCTTTTCCAAGAACGTGTTCAAACGTTGGTAAGTATAAGTCTAATCATGAGATTTATGCCAAGGGAACTCCGATTCATGCAAGAGGGGCACTTCTCTATAATCATTATCTGAAACAGAAGAATCTGACGAATAAGTATTCTATGATTCAAGATGGTGAGAAGGTGAAGTTCTGCTACTTGAGGAAACCAAATCCAATCCATGAGAATGTGATTTCTTTCATTCAAGAGTTTCCAAAAGAACTGGGACTTCAAAACTACATAGACTATGATCTTCAGTTTGACAAGGCATTTGTTGAACCACTCAAGATGATTCTTGATGCTGTTGGGTGGAAGTCTGAAAGGACTGCTTCACTTGAAGACTTCTTCGTTTGATGCTAGAATAGTAAACACTGAGGTTTTAATATGGATTTCTTAAAGGACATTGTAAAAGAGATTGGTGGTGAGTATACGCAACTTGCCTCAGAAATTGACGAAACTGAAAACTATGTTGACACGGGTTCATACATTTTTAATGCACTGGTTTCAGGTAGCATATTTGGTGGTGTATCTGGGAATAAGATTACTGCTATTGCTGGAGAGTCTTCTACTGGAAAGACTTTCTTTTCTCTCGCT